ATATACGATCATGAGAGTTGTTGGCAGCATCTGTGTTATCGCTGCTTACTTTATAATTCTTCATGTCAATGTTCTTACAGGAGTGATCATGAACTTTATTGCTGACATGATCTCAATCCCATACTTTATAAAAACAAAAGCATGGGATGTAGTTATTATGTTGGCATTTCTGTTGATGATTTCAACTTCAAAACTGGTACAATGAATATAACCCAAGCGATGATCCTATTACTTCTTTCTAAGTGTTTGGTTCGTCCTTCTCTTGGGTTATGCTACATTCTCTTTATTACTGATCCAAAAAACAAGGTTGGATATGACTCGTGACCAATTTCTTTGGGTTGAAAAATATCGACCCAAAACTATAGAGGATTGTATCCTCCCTAATGATATTAAGAAGACATTTGTCGAATTCTTATCAATGGGTGAGGTACCTAATCTTCTTCTTGCTGGACCCGCTGGGTGTGGTAAAACTACAATCGCTAAAGCACTGTGTAACGAACTGGGAGTAGATGTATATGTCATCAATGGATCCGATGAGGGACGATTCCTCGATACTGTCAGAAATAATGCGAAAAACTTCGCTTCGACCGTATCGCTTACGTCAACTGCTAAACACAAAGTCATCATCATTGATGAGGCAGATAACACAACCCACGATGTACAACTCCTACTACGGGCGTTTACTGAGGAGTTTAGTGGCAACTGCAGATTCATCTTCACCTGTAATTACAAAAACAAAATCATTGAACCCCTCCACTCGCGATGTGCCGTTGTTGAGTTCTCAATCCCCGCCAGTAAGCGCCCAGAGATGGCATCCAAGTTCTTCGGACGCCTCCAACAAATCTTGGATTCAGAGGGTATTGAATATGATAACAAGGTCCTGGTAGAACTCATTAATAAGCACTTCCCCGATTGGCGTCGTGTTTTGAATGAGTGTCAACGTTATTCTGCTGGAGGTAAGATTGATGCGGCGATTCTTGCATCATTTGGGGAGGTCAAGACCGATGAGTTGGTTAAAAGACTTAAGGAAAAGAACTTTCCTGAAGTACGTAAATGGGTGGTCAATAATCTGGATAATGATTCTAGTGTATTATTGCGGCGCATTTATGATGCTTGTTATGCATCCTTGGTCCCTTCTACTATTCCTGCTGCTGTCCTTATTATTGCAAAGTATCAGTATCAGATTGCTTTCGTTGCCGATCAGGAAATTAATCTTCTGGCGGCGTTGACTGAGATTATGTGTGAGTGTGAATTCAAATGAGCACAAAATCTAGACAAAAAAAATCCAGATTCTACTACTATTTTTGGGGTACAATGACTGCTATTGTCCTTTTAGGACAGTTGTATGTTGGAACTGGATATCGTATAATGGCAAGGGAAACCTTGCGCCTAACATCTTATCTTATGGAGATTACTGAATAATGAATGTAAAACTTATCCGCATTACCTCTGGTGAAGATCTTATTTGTGATCTTCTCAATGAAACTGATGATTCTATCACTTTTAATGATGCGATCGTCGCGGTTCCTGCAGGCAATGGGCAAATTGGATTTGCTCCTTGGTCACCTCTTCTTAGTAAAGATGTGAAGGAACTTACTATTGATAAAAAATTCGTCATGTATGTTTCAGAACCACAAGATCAGATCTTGACTGAATATAAATCTATGTTCAGTAAGATCATTGCTCCTTCTACAAAACTTGCTCTCTGAGTCTTTTATTTTATTATGATTAACATTGATCGCATCAATCTTGAAGAGTTCTTTGGTTGTGTTGCAGCAACCAATACGACTCAAATGAAGTCAAATGCATTTAAGACTATTCGCACTTGGTTGCAGGAAAAGTCTTTTGCTAAGTGGAGTGATGGTCAAGTTCAATATGTTGGTGACTATAAGGATGGAGTTGACTTTACCTCTGAAGATAACGTCAACTATGAGATGAAAGGTTCTCTTCGTTTGTTTAATAAAAACGGATCAACCAAAAGCATTATCTTGAAAAACTTCCATAGTGAAAATAAAGTAGTAGAAAAAACCTTCGATTATATGCTCTTGGTAGATACTGAGCGTATGTCTATTGCCTATGTTGATTGGGATACTGTAAGCAAGAGAACATACTTTACTCCCAAATCTCCTTGTGCAAAAGTTAAGTTTCTTCCTGGTGACTTTACTATGCTTGCTAAAGATATTAAACCTTCAGAGAAGAAGATTACCTCTGCACAAATTCTCGACAATCTGCAGGAGATTCTTTGATGAAGAGTTACAAGACTCCTCTACGCTATCCTGGAGGCAAGTCTAGGGCATGTAAGAAGATGGATCCTTACTTCCCTGATCTTAGAGATTATAAGGAGTATCATGAACCTTTTATTGGTGGTGGAAGTGTTGCTATTCATGTAACTAAAAAATATCCACACCTGAAAGTTTGGGTGAATGATTTGCATCCCCCTCTGGCAACATTCTGGCAGCAGGTACAATCAAATGGATATCAGATGGAAAAAAAACTTCAGGAACTGAAGTCTAGATATCCCGACCAATCTTCTGCAAAAGGATTGTTTTTGTCCTCTAAAGATTATCTTGATAATAGTAGTATCTTAGATGATCCTATCTGGACTGCTATTAGTTTTTATATAGTCAATAAATGCTCATTCTCGGGACTTACTCAATCATCCTCGTTTTCTAAACAGGCGTCGGATAGTAACTTCTCTATGAAGGGTATTCTTAAATTGAGTGGTTATCAACAACTTATACATAATTGGACGATCACTAATTATTCTTATGATAAGATTTTAGATGAATCTTCTGATAGATCTGATGTATTTGTTTATCTAGATCCTCCATATGATATTAAAGATAATTTATATGGAAAGAGTGGATCAATGCATAAAGGATTTGATCATGACAAATTTGCAGAAGATTGCAACTGTTCATCTACAGACATGATGATTAGTTATAATTCTGATCAACTTGTGACCAATCGTTTTGTTGATTCTAAGTGGAGAGCAGCAGAGTTTGATCTTACATATACTATGAGATCTGTTGGTGATTATATGTCGGATCAAAAAACACGTAAAGAATTGCTATTAATGAATTATGGAAGTAGAAGTATCACTGTACAAAACTGGGAAACTCTGGAAGGAGACCTATCAAGCGCAAGACTTCCAGGATGCTAGGGAAATTGCAAAGGCAAAGAATCCTGGTGTGACCATTGTTGGAGTCTCTGCAAGTATATCTAAAGATCTATTACCCGATTACTACCAAGAATAATGGAACTAAAAGATTGGTTGAATTCTATCAACCAAACAAAGGAGGATCTATCTGAGGATATTAAATCATATCCTCCGTTTATTGTGAATCGATGTCTATCTGGTCATCTGGACTGCATTCTTTTTACTAATGAGATGAACAAAAATGCTCATTTAAGTAAAGACATGCAATATGCTTTTTATATAAATACACTGAGAAAGCGTAAAAGGTTTTCTCCTTGGCTCCGAAAGGATAAGATTAATGATCTTGATATTGTTAAGCAATACTATGGATATAGTAATGAGAAAGCAATGCAGGCACTGAAGATCTTGTCAAAGGATCAAATCGATTTTATTAAGCAAAGACTTGACGTTGGTGGAACATGACACACAGTATTGAACCCCAGGTAAACTGGACACCTGAGATGATGGTTGAAGTTATGTTGAATGAACCTGATGATTTTTTAAAGGTTCGTGAGACTTTGACCCGTATTGGAGTTGCATCTCGTAAAGAGAAAAAACTTTATCAATCCTGCCATATTTTACATAAGCAAGGTAGGTATTACATCACGCATTTTAAGGAGTTGTTTGCTCTAGATGGCAAACATGCAAACCTTACCGTAAACGATGTTCAGAGAAGAAATAGGATTGCGAGACTCCTCTGTGATTGGGGTTTAATAAGCATGGTAGACGCTGATAGTATTGTTGATATTGCTCCTTTAAATCAGATTAAAGTTCTATCTTACAAAGATAAGGGTGATTGGATTCTAGAGCAAAAGTATAATATTGGATCTAAGAAAAAACCCGAAACACCAGAATAACGTGGAAGAAATAGGTTGGGAATCAGAGTATGATTATAATCTATTTCTAAAAATAGAAGATGTTCGTATGATGTATGATCATATCTGTTATTCAATAAAAATGTGGCCAGGTTCTCCAGCAAGACCTGCCGAAGAACAAGAATATTTACTAAAACTTAAAATGCAATTGTTTGCTATGCTAGCAGACTATACCCTTGAGAACGGTTAATACTACAAAAGTATTCGGTAACCCCGATTGTCTTTTGTGTAAGTTTATTGTTAAATAGTATTGGATGCCTTCGGGGTCCACACAACATAAACTCGCTTTAAAGGAGCTAAAAATGACTGACCTTACTAGGTATGGTGCGTCTAACATCGACCAATTTTTGGATCGTGTTCATCGCAATAGCATTGGTATGAACGAATACTTTGATCGTTTATATGCACTACATGAGACTAATACTAATTATCCCCCATATAATTTGATTCAAGTTAGTAATGTAGAATCTCGTTTAGAGATTGCACTTGCAGGATTTAAAACAGAAGATGTAAATGTCTACACAGAATACGGAAAACTTTTTGTCGAAGGACAAAAGGAATCAAAAGATGAGATCGAATATGCTCATAGAGGACTGGCTCAACGATCTTTCACCCGAGCATGGACGCTCAGTGATGATACGGAAGTTAGATCAGTTACTTTTGAGGATGGGTTACTAAGTATTGATCTTGGTAAAGTTATTCCTGATCACCATGCTCGTAAAAATTACCTATAAATAATCGCGGGGACATCCCAAATATCGTCGCCATACTGGGCGGGGTTGGTCAGAATCAATCCTTGCCCACTTTTCTTTTTCGTGCTAATATAACATTAAATATCATTTAATTATGGCAATAAAACTAGCTGTCGTAAAGACAGGAGATCAAATAATTACAGATGTTGAGGAGATGCTTCTTGAGGACAAAGTAGTTGGTTATTTCTTTAACAAACCTTGTGTAGTAAAGACTGGCGATCCTGAAGTCAGTGAAGAAGGTGCATCCTTTGAAATCAAATTGAGTCCTTGGATCGCTTTAGGTAAAGGATATAAAA